CCCGGCGTTACCTCGCGTTTCCAGGCGGTTGATACCTTGGCACCACTGGACATGGGGTGTTTCTCCTATCGATAGGCGTAAAAAAACCGCCATGTGGCGGTGCGGTGTTGGGTTTGGCTCAAGCCGGTATCGTGCGGACCACGATGATCGGCAGAGGGTCGTCGCCAGGCCTGAAAACGACCTCATTGTGCTCAAGCATCGGCTCGGTGTACTCGATGGTTGATCCATCTTCCTGGATGGCCAAGGTGGTATGCGCAACGGCGCGGTCTACCACTTCGCCATTGATTCGATCCTTCATGGTGTCGGTCATCAGTAGGCCCTGTATGGGATGGACACGTTGACCTGATACCAGCCGTGGCCGTCATCGCCCACAGTACTGGCCGAGGCCGCGTAGCAGTCGAATGGCCCGGTCGGGTCGCTGTAGAACTCGAAGTGCTGCACCAGCGTGTCGGCGGCCTTGGTGATGGCCAGGGTGCCCTTGTAGCTGGGCACGAACAGTTGAATGATGATGATGCCGGTCCGGCGCACGCAGGGGCCGATGCCGGTCTCTGGCGCGCTGGCCAGGCCTGGCACGTCCGCCAGCCTGGCCCAGATGGGTTTTCCGGACGGGTTGAAAGGCCCCTGCGGATTGTTCGGTAAATCGACAGCGTCGGCGGGAATGCCCGCCCATTGCGTCATGCGGCCAGTGACGATGGCCCGGATCTGTTCGAAGGTCATTTTTCGTAGGCCTGTGTCACGCCGTAGAAAGCGATGCCGTAGATGCCCGCCGGCGCCTGCCGCGAGTGGCCGTCTTCGAGCGCGCCGGCGTATGCCAGGTTGTTCTGGATGTAGGTGACCGTGTACGGCTCCAGGCCAGAAAGCACGCTTTCGCCGTTGGCGACAGTCTCGCGGCCGGTTTTGTCGTAGGCGTCGAGGGAGTAGTAGACCGGCGAGCCAATGCTGACAATGTTGTTGGCCAGGAAACGGCCGGTGTCCACCGGCGCCCGCAGAACGATATCGCCAAGCATTGCCAGGGTGATCGACCTGTGCCGCTCGACCAGGGCATCTTCCACCAATCCGATGAACGCCGACGGCGGCACGCTCCAGGCGCGCCCTCCTCTCTGCTTGGCCATCACGCCTTCCTCAGCTGCAGATCATGGTGCACGCCGGCAGGGTCGCCGCCCACGCGCACGATGCGATAACCCTTGGCGGGAATGCCGAGGATGCCGACAACGTCTGTCGTCTCTACTAGGTGGCCGATGTCGGGGCGGTCGGCCACTTCGTTGGTCAACGCGATCAGCTGGATGTCGCCGAACTTGATGTTCAGCCCATCCACCCTCTTTTCATCGTACTCATGGAACACGCCTCGCCCTTCGTAGATCACCGGCTGAGCCGTTGTTTCCTCGGTCACCGGATCGAAGACGCCTGGGCCCATGTATTCGCCCGTGAAGGCGGTCACCGACTCTGCAAAGACGTCATCGAATAGCTCCCCGAATATTTCCTGCATCTCGTCGCGCATAGTTCGCCCTTATGGTGTACCGGGCCTGGCACCGGCAGTTCGCGGTTTCGTCCCATCCGGCGCCCAAAGCGCGGTCGCCCGGGTAGCGCAGCAGCGCGCCTGAGTTGGTGCTGAACGGCTCGCCAAGCGCCCGGGTCTGCCCCTGCATGCCCGCGTGGCTGTTGCGCACCTTCTCGTCTCGCCTGGTCTCCCAGTCCTTGACGATGGCTTCCCGCGGTAGCCCGCGCTCGACCAGTTGCTCATAAACCCGGTCACGGCCAGCGCTGAACGATTCCAGCGCCTCTGTGCGGGCGATCATCTGTGCATGGGTCTGCAGCAGGCGGTCGGCGTAGCGCCCGGCGATGCGGTCAGCATCAACACTGTTGACTGGCGCGCCCGCCTTCAGCGCCCGCATGACCATGGCGTCGAATCGCTTGTCGCGGCGGGTGCGGGTCAGGTACTTGCGCAGTTGCTCAGGATCACCGCTGCGCAGCTGGGTGCGGGCATCGGCCACGTATTGTGAGAAGTTACCCGGCAGCCCGACTGTGCCGCCTGTGCGCCGGCCTGTCTGCTTGCTCACCCGGCCGGCCAGGTCCAAGGCAATCTGCCGTGGGCTTCGCCCGGCCTGGAGCCCAGATGAAACCGTAACGCTGATGCCATCGACCTGGTCCATGGCCATCTGCGCCTTCAGTGCTGCGATGTGCTCCGCGAGCCAAGACTGCGCACCTGGGGCATTAGCGTCGAGCTCTTGGCGCCCCAGGGCGCGCGGCACGCTGCCAGCTTCGGCTTTTCCGCCGGCAATGTAGCCGGAGCGGATCAGCTCCATGAGTGCAGCGAACACGCCCAGCTTCAGCACATCACTCAGCGCCGAATCGTCGCGGGACGCAATGAGTCGCTCGATCTCGGCGATGGTCACCGCATCCAGCATTGCCCGGATCTGATCCAGGTAGGCCTTGGCCATGGCCGGCTCCATGCCCTCAATCTGCCGGATCAGTTCGGCCTGGTTCACACGACCACCACTGCCGGCAGCGGGCACCGAAGAACCATAATCGGTGCCAGGATGTCATTGATGATGCCGATCACCGGCTTGTTGGGTTGGGCCTCACCATCCTCCGGGCCAAAGAACTCGGTTTCGAGAGGGCCAACCTTGGCCCGCTTCACAGCCTTGGATGCCACATAGTCCGGATTCAGGCTGCCCGGCTTGACCAGCTCACGCAGTGCGCCTTCGTAGACTGCCTGCTCCACCTCTCGCGGCACTGAGCCAGCGTCGATTGGGTCGCCGTTGCGGTCTGTAGCGCCTTCTCGCGGCCATTGCAGGGGCTGGGCCCGACCGCCAACCTTGCGCCCAGGGAAAGACAGGATGCAGCTGGTGGTTGGTAGCTGGGTGCCCAGGCCGTCGATGTAGGCTGATGCCCGGGCCAGTGCAGCTTCCTTGTCGGCCTCAGTAGCAGCCGCCCAGGCGGCATTGCCACGGACCTGGTGGTAGGCGTCAGCGCCCGCCACTGTACCGTAGTAGTCGGCCATCATCGTTCTCGAATAGTTGGCCCACAGGCCGTGGATCAGGAAGTGAACAGCTTGCAGAAGGCCTTGGCGGCGCGCAGGGACGGAACCTTGCCGCACTGCTTAAACACGGACACCTGACCGGCTTTGTGGAAATCGAAGCCCGGCCCGGTGACCACCGCTACATCACCGACACGCTCTGCCTTGATCTGGCTCATGCCCTGATCCTCGAATAAGTGGGCGGCGAACCGCCCGGGGTTGTTACTGGTGCTTGTCCAGTTCGGCCCACAGCTCTTCCAGGGTGACGTCGTCGCCGACTTCGATTCCCTTTTCCTTGAGCTTGGCGGTGGCCTCTTCCTTGGCCTTGACTTCAGCCTCGACCAGGCGCTCTTGCAGGGTCTTCAGGCTGGAGTTCTTCCCAGCCTCGATGCCCAGCGCCTTGAGCTTGGCGAACAGTTCTTCCTTGCTGAGACCGACAGTCTCGCCACCTTCGACAACCAGCACACCGGTCTCGACGTAGAACGCCAGATTCTGCCGATTGCTGTAGTCGACCCACTGCGGCACATCGATGGTACCGCCAGGTGGCACCACGGATCCGTCAGGCAGGCCGATGGGGGTCTTGCTATGGGTGTTGGTTACCTTAGCCATGCGACCCCCTTAGATGCCGTCGGTGTAGCGGACTTCGGCAGGACGGCGAACGTCCACGCCGCCCAGGCGGAAGATACCCGGCACTTCCCAGCGGATCGGGCCGGCCTGGTAGACAGGCAGGAAGCGATGCGGCATCGGGATGTGCATCTTCAGCACCGACGGATCGCGGCGGTAGCTGATCATGCGCGCGGTGTTGCCAGCGCCGGCGGTGTCCAGGCCATTCAGGCCCTTGACCAGCAGCGGGCGGCCGGTGGTGGCGGTGTAGACGTTGTTTTTCTGCAGGTAGGTGAAGATCGACTCCAGGCCCTGCTCGTTCACCTTACGGGTGGCCAGCAGCAGGAACTTGCTGTAGGGCATCAGCAGGGTGTCGGAAAACGCGGTGTACAGGGTGCCCTGCGCCTGGACGGTCAGCGCGGTGTTCACGTCGGCCAGGATCTGGTCGGCGGTCGCGGTGGCCCAGTTGCCGGTCACTGCGGTGCCAGCGGTAACGCCTGGGAAGTTGAACAGGCCTGAGAAGCCTTTCGACGAATCACCCAGCAGGGCAACGCGGTCGACCATCTCTTCGTAGGCGCGGCGCGCAGCCATGGCATCGTCGGCGGTCAGGTTGATGCCGAGCATCTGCGCTTGGCTGATCTCTTCCAGGCCGTAGCCATAGCCGATACCGGCCATGTGCACGTTGGTTTCGAACTTGGTCCGCTCGGTGCTGGCCAGCGGGATGTCATCGGCGTTGCCGTTGATCCAGTCGGCCTTACCGACCTTGTCGGCCGAGTAGTAGGTGACGGTCTTGATCCACTCGGGCGCGGAGGTGTCGACCGGAATCAGGCCCGGGTACTGAATGTCCGGGTAGACGATCTCGTTGACCTGACGCTCGATGTACGAGGTCTGCGAGACCACGAAGCCCAGGGCGGCCTGAGCATCGAGGAGCTGAATATGACGCATGGTTTCTCCTTAGCCCAGGCGGACTTGAGCGATTTGGTTGGCACCGGTGGTGCTGGTGTCGAAGCGGGCGTTTGCCACCAGGACGTTGTCGGTAGCAGCGTTGGTCCACACGCCGGTTGCCGGGACGAAGTACACCGGGTCACCTGCGGCAACCTGCACCGATGCAGTCACCCAGATGGCGCCTTTGGTCATTACACGGGCCGATTCATACTGGCTGTACTGGTTGGCCTCAGCCTTGACCGAGCGATCACGGACGCTGATGCCGACGAACTTGGCGGCGGTGTCGCCGGTGGTCGAAGCGCGGCCAGCCTTGTCGGCGGTTCCCTGGATGACTGGCACACCGAATGCCAGGCCGCCAGCAGCCTGAACGGTGCGGGAGATCAGGGTCTTCGGGATCATGTCGACGATCATGCCCGGCAGGCCGGCGCGGATGGTCGCGGTGTAGCTGGTTTGAACGGCCATTACTTGGCACCCCCTTTCCAGGCGTCGTTCAGACGCTGCTCATAGGCCTGCTGGCCGTTGTCATGGCTGTTCTGCGGCTTGCCGTCCTGATTGATCAGGTGCTGGCGGACCGGATCCTTGGCGGCATCCTCCAGCAGCAGGTCGAAGCGCGCATCGATGTAGGCGTCGGTCTTGCCAGCGATGGCGGCGTCGCCGATCTTGGCGATGACCACGGCCTTGCGTATTTCGCCGTCGGATTTGCCGGAGTAGTCGCCGTCGTGGATGGCCTTGGCCTGGGCGATGAGGTCGCCGCGAGCCTTCACGCGCTCGTCAATCTGGGCGTCGGTGATCTGCTTGGACTTCAGGTCGTCGATCTCGGCGTCTTTCTTGGCCAGGTCCGAGTCCTTGGCAGCCATTGCAGTGGCGTGAGCAGCCTCGGTGGTGCTCAGTTTGGTCGCAGCGTCGGCCAGGCGGCCTTGCAGGGTGGCGATGACAACGGCGCCCTGGTCGGTTACTTCAACCGGGATGCCGTCGACGGTAACCGTCTTCAGGGTCATGGGTCTTTCCTCGGGGGTTGGGGTGTGTTGTGGCCAGGAGTCGCCAATGCTTGCCCGGCTGCCGGCCCGTCCGCGCTGAACGATGGCGATGTGGTCGGCGATGATGTTGGTTTGCTTGGCCTGGTACTTGGTGCCGTCAGGGGCGATCCCGTCTTCCCAAACCAGTTCGCAGCTGTAGCCCACGCTGAGCTCGCGCTTGCCGGCCTGTACCGCGCTGACAGCGTCGCCGTCGGTGATCTTCAGGCCGATCTTCAGGTACTCGCCGTCGCGCAGCACCTCGTCACCGGTGGTGCCCACCGCAACCTGCTTCCAGTTGGAGGCGGTTACCGGCTGGGCCGGGTGATCGTTCGTCATCGGGATCTTGGAGAACGAATCCAGCGAGCGCTTCGAGAAGACTTCCTCCTCGTCGCGGTAGACATTCACGACCTTGAGGTCGGGCCGGCCTACCTCGACACCCAGGTACTGCTGAATGCCGGTGCGCGCGGTGAGCGCAAAAGCTTCCAGGTAGCCGGAATCGCTCAGCCTGGTGTCACCCAGGCTGACTGTGTCGGTGATGTGCATGGTTTACCTCAGGGCTCGATGTTCGCGGGGTCGTTGGCCGGCGGGACGTCGTCGCCCTCTTCTTCCTCGGGCAGCTCTCGGCCGAACTCGTCCAGTGCAGACTCCAGACCAGGCAGAACGCTTTGCTCGACCAGCATGGTGGTGGCGGCCTTGCTCAGCGCCTCCTCTGGCCACAGCTTCGTGTCGACCAGCACCTTGATGGTGTCTGCGGTGCGCTTGTTGATCTCCGATTGCTCGGTCGCCGTCGGCTGCCAAAGCGGCTTCCAGGTGTAATGAATCTCGGCTGGTCGGCTGCCCAGCGCGGACCGGAGTAGGCAGTCATCAAGCAGCTGCATGGCCGGGCACATCTCAAGCTCTTGGATGGCCTGGATGCGGTCGTAGTAGTTGCGCAGGTCGGAGTCGCCTGTGGCATTCATGCCTGAGGGGGCCTGACCAAGCAGACGCGTTGCCGGGATGTCAGCGGCGCCAGCCACCGCCTGCAGGAAGCGATCGATGATGTCCGGCAGTCCGCCGAAGCTGGCCGTCTTGGTCTCGTACTCTTCTTCCTTGTCGAGCAGCAGCGCACCGTTGATGCCCTTGGCCGTAGCCGCGAGCCGGATACGCTCCAGCACGCGCTTCTCGAACCCTGGGTCCTGCAGCTGCTGCATGAAGTCAGGGATCTTGATGACGTCGACCTTGGCTTCGAACACGAGGCTCGCTGTGTTTGCCATGGTCGCATCCGACTGCTTGATGGCTTCGAACACGGCCTGCAGCACCGAGTCACCCCAGCCGAACTCATTGCCCATGGCCAGCTCAGGGTCTGGATGCTCGGCGCCGATGAAGATCACCAGGCGCGACGGGTGAATGTCGATCGCGCTTCCCGCCAGTCGGTAGGCCTTGGGCTTGCCGAACAGGGGCGATTGAGGGTCCTGCTCCAGCTCGGTGGGCGACAGCTGCCGGCGGTTCATCACTGTCAGATACTTGATGCCCCCAGCTTGGATGCGCTCAGGGTTGAGCGGCTGCGATGCGTCGCGCTCACCAGTGCCGATGAACAGTGCCGCACCGCCGAACAGTCGGCCCCGCGTCATGGCCTGCTTCACCTTGCGGCGCAGGTCCAGGCGCTTCTCCTCGGCCTCAATCTTCTCGATCTGCTCCTTAGCAGCCTGCCAGCCCCGCCAGCGTCGGGTGGCGTCCAGCGGAGGGATGTCGACGATCTTGCGCGGCAGCCAAGCCCCACGGTAGGCGTTGCTCAGCTCAATGTCGGACATCACCACGGGCGCATACACAGACCCCGACGCCTTGTCTCGCTCGGTGCCCAGGTTGGCCACTAGGTTCACCAGCTTGTCGCTGAGGTATCGGACTACGCCCATTAGGAAACACCTGCGAGGGAGTACTTGTTGATTGGGTACTCTTTGTGGATGAAGTAGCCCCCGGCGTCTGGCCGGTGGTCGTTGCCCTGCTTCTTGTCAGGCTCGCCGTTGGGGCCCCAGATCTGCTGCTCGAGGTCATCGGCGTAGGTCGGGCACTTGTCGGCGTTGATGCGGTAACGGCGCTGGCCGGCTGCGTTGCAGAACATGGCGTTCATGGAGTTGATGCGGTCTTTCACCGGCGGGTTCGCACCAGGTGCCGAGACCATGAAGCCGGCCTGCTTTAGCAGGGAGATGTCGGTCTCACTGGCCCGAACGGACTTGCGCGAGTCGCCCGAGGCATCCGGATAGACCCGGATCTGTCGGGTATTGCGGAAGTCGCCATCGGCATACAGCCAGTAGCGTTCCTTGATCTGGCGGATCATGTCCGGCGTGTCGTAGCCGTTGATGATCTCATCCACCGCGTGGGGTAGGCCCAGGCGTTTCACGTGCACCACTGCCGACATCTTCCCGACGTTGAAGTCCATGCCGATGAACAGGGCCTCACCAGGCTGGATGGTCTCCTGGCTGCCGTTGAGCTTGCGATCGTAGGCGGTGTAGATCGTCCCCGACGTCAGGTTGACGAACTGGCCGTTCAGGTAGGCCATGATCAACTGCTCAGGGTACGAGTCCATCAGCGACGGGATGTAGTCCGGCGGCAGGTTCAACTCGTTGTCGAACGTGCTCGCCTGCACCAGGCCGTACATGCCGTTGAGTGCCGGCTTCTCGCGCAACTGCTTCACGAACTGCTGGTAGACGAACTTGAACCCCTCGGGGGTGGTGGTCACGTCCACGCCGTTCTTGAGCCCGGCCACGTTGTAGCGCATCCGGGCAATGATCTTGCGCCAGGCCGTTTCAGCTTTCAGCTTGGGCAGAACGTCGAGCTCATCGACCAGGGCGTGCCCGATCTTGAAGCCGACGATGGTCTGGGGCTTCTCCATCGAGCGGCAGATGGTCGTGCTGCGGTACTGGCCGCCGCTGTAGAACTCGACCTCCTTGTCGCTTTCTTTGGTCTTGACCTTCAGACCCCAGTCGAAGGCGACCTCCTCGATGGTCGGGAAGAAGATGTCGCGGATCTGCGGGTACGTCGGGGCGAAGTAGCCGGAGTTGATCCTGGGCCATTCCCAAACATGCTTGCAGATGCCGGCGCAGCCTACCCAGGTCTTCCCCGAGCCGAACCCAGCGACGAAGCCGCGGAACTTGTGCGGCATGTTGATGAAGGTTGACTGGGGCACGTTCAGTGTTGGCACTGTCGCCCCCTTAGAGCCTCATTCCACGAAACGCTTCATTCACGCGATCCCGCCACACTGCTCGCGGGAAGCTTGCGGCATACAGGAAGGCGACCAACTCCCCATTGGAGAATCCGCCTCGGCACTCGCCGGTGACCAGAGCCTTCTGCTCGCCATGGAGCTGCTTGTAGACCTCGTAGGCCTTCATGGTCACAGTCTGGGGAGCAAACGCTCTCTCGCGCGGGAGCAGCTTGGACTTCTGAACTGGATGAACAGGAACTTCGCTCATGACGACTCACTCGGGGTGGGGTTCTTTGCGCGCATTGACGACCTCTACGCGGACGCTCGTCGGCACAGCGTTCTCCTGCGGGCTATCCACCTTCGTCTGCCGGTTCACGTACACGTCGCCTACTTCCTTGGCCGCCTGCTCCAGTAGCTGGGCAGTCAGTGCCATGTTCTTCATCGACTCGGCCTTCTCAGCCATCCGCCCCAGCGCACGGAGGCGGTATGCGCGGTGCGCGATCGGAATGTCGGCCGTCTGGGCGGTGAACCGCTCACGGCATGCGTGGAACATGTCCGCCCAGCGCTTGGCCAGGCCGCGCCCGGCGTACTTGGTTGGGTCATGCCCTTCGCACACTTGGCGACTGACATCTACACCGAATTCTTTCTTGACGGCCTCCACCACCTGGCTGGGTGTATCGAAGCAGGCCAGAGCCTGAACAATGAAGGCTTTGACCTCGCTTCGTAGTGCTGCCATGTGAATGTCATCCGTCAGGACCTGTCAGGATTCAGGCCGACTTGAGCAGGCAGGTTCCGCAGGCCCTCGAAATGTTGATCTTGGCCACCTCAGGCGGCCGGCTTGCAGCGTCGATCAGCTGCTGTACGTCGTTGCTGGCACCGTAGCGCTTCACCACACCGACAAACTCTTCGACGTCATGTCCACGCATCTCAAGCTTGGGCATGCCGTCCTGGGTGAATGCCGGGGCACCGTACTTATCGAGCTTGTGCGCTATGTGGTAGAGCTCGTGTTCGACCAGGGCGCAGAACTCGGCCTCGGTGCACTGGGCGCAGTAGTCAGCGGCAAGGGTGATCAGGAACTCAGGCTCTTCGCCGAACCAGTCGCGCATCTGCTGCTCTTGGCGTGCCTTCTGCCAGCCGCCCGCGCGAATCATCAACTGCTCAGCCTGGCCCAGCACGCCGCGACCCTTCTTGGTGAAGGCTGAAGACGCCCACATGACCCCGATGTTGGCGTCGATGAGGTGGGCGTGCTCTTCGTTATGGATGCTGCCAGTGGTAGAGAGGATCTCTCGCTGTATCCACTCCCATACATCAGGAGCTGGGCGCAACGTGAGCCAGATGGACTCAAGCAGATCTGCCGGCGGCATCGGTCTGCTCATACTCGCTCCCGCGCCACGAAATCGCAGCTCTGTGTTTTGTGGCGCGAGACCCTCAAGCGCCCCGGCTGGGCAGCTTGAAGTCAGTCACGCGGTCAGCAATGGCGCGGACCTTCTCCACGCCCAGGAAGCCAACCCAGCCGCCCACGAACGTGGACATGCTCTGTGGCAGGCCGAAGAACTCAAGGCCGCTGATGATGGTCAGGGTCAGGCCTCCGCAGATGGCCCCCTCCACCAGCATCTGCCGGCGAGTGCCGCCGCCGTAGGTGATCCGCAGTACGGCCATGGCGCAGGACAGGCCTGCCGCGTACAGCAATGGCGAATGCTGGCTCAACCACGCAAGAGCAATCGCCCAGGTGTCTGGTTTGTCTGGCATGTTGGACATACTCGATATCCCCTGAGGGGCGGCAAGAAGAAAAGGCCCGGGGCGAGGCCCTATTGAGGGGCCGGGCGAAGTTGCGAGGAGAGGAAAAAGATGGCCCCATGCTATCGTCGATGCCCCTACAGCGTGACAACAGGTGGAGCCATGGCAAAAACAAATATCGAACGCTTTGATGAAATTAGCGCTGACATACTCGCGTTTTTGTATGAGCAGTTCCCCATACCCGCAAGCGTGAGCCCAGAAGTAGCTGGACTCACGATCCTCAAGTACCTCAGTTACGACCCGATTTCAGGCGGCGGCGAGACTGAGGGCGAGAGAGACCCGGAAACGGAGTTCTTTGAAGCAACACTGGCGTGGCTTGTACACGCAGGCTTCATATCCTGCCAGGTAGCGCCAGTTAATCGAAGGGTTTACGCGCTGACCCCTTTCGGCTTACAGGCCCTGAAGCATGTGCCGAAACCTTCCCTAGGCACAGAGACTCTCGGAGAGAAGCTATCAGCGGCCACCAAGGCCGGCACGAAGACCGTCGCGTCCGAGATCCTTAACCAAGCGTTATCAATTGGACTTCAACTGATCACCAAGCCAATTGGCCTCTAGGATTCTGGCCGCATAACTTCACGACACAGGAACTTCAGAGAAGCATTGATTTCCTTGAGAGCAATCTGAATAGCGGAAGCTTCACCCGCGCACATGCTCGACTCAAGCTCTGCCAGTCTCTGTTCGCTTTCACGGAGGCTGGCCTCTTGGTAGGAAACGAAGCCATCCGCCTGGGTCAGCTTTTCTTGAGCATCGCTCTGAAGGGACTTGGCCTCTCTCAGCTTCTGCTCGCTGCAGATGATCGCCTCAACGAGGCAACGGTACTCGCTCTTCATTCTGATCTCCAGGAACGAAAAAGCCCCGGCAAATGCCGAGGCTTCAATAAAAAACCCGGCCTTTCGACCGGGTATCCCGAACCGCCTTGCCGACCCGTGTTGCCACGAGCATGTGCAGTTCGGATATATATACTGCCAGGTAATCGCTGCATCCGCCACGTCAGCTGGAGACGCACGTCACCGGTGAACCGCAAAAGCTCAACGCAGATAGAGCTTCACGCTTGCGGGGCGGGAACTTCATCAACGCTGATGCAGTGCTCAATCTCGGTGATCTTCACGAGGGCTTGCTCTGCAAGAGGATAAGCGCCAAACACCCGACCTTGATAGAACACAACCCATACGAACTCTACCGGTTCAGCGCCACCGAAAGTGCGAACCAGATCTTGGAACCTCTCAGCCAAGTCATCGAAATGCATCTGCGCCATGCCACGCAACACCATGCTGAACGCTCCGTCATTCAAAGCTGCATTCTGCGCTCAGTGAAATGTGTGGGCAACTCGCTGGTTGACTTCAAGGGATGCAGAGGGCCGGTGCTTACCCGGCTTGATGGGCTGGATCGCTGGGTCACGCACCCCAGCCCCTCATCGCGTAACCGATCAGGGCGCGCAAGGCTTTGATCGATGCCACTACCGACTTAGCCCAGCTGCTTGGGCGTGTCATCTGCATAAAACGGGACGGCCGACACAGCCAAGATCCTCGGCATTGCCTAGACTGCAGCCCAGACCGACATGATAGGAATCGTGATGAGATTTAGAATTGACTATTTCCTGAGGGGAAAGGAGCGATGGTGGTGCTGCGAGGCATCAACTGACACCCTATCGCTCGATGATGCTTTGCTCGCA